ATCCAATCAGCTTTTCTGCCAATCCATTGTTACTTAGGGATATAGTAGATAAGACTGATAGATGTATTGTAGGAGATCGTTGTATTAAGTTTCAAAATGATAGTTGGGAGCATGTGATAGCATTAGCAATAAGGACTGAGTAACATGCAAGGTTCTTTGTTTAATAATGTCATAGATACCAGTTGTTTAGGGTGTGGATTAAACACTAAAGTTAAAACTCCACAAATGAAGCCCTATGGTAATTTCAAGAAGGGCATATTAAATATTGGTGAAGCTCCTGGTGAGCAGGAAGATGCAACAGGTAAACCATTTCAAGGTAGAGCAGGGCAGGCTTTGCAGAAAGCCTATGCTGAGGTAGACATAGATTTATTTGAGGATTGTTTGAATATCAATGCAGTTAATTGTAGGACTATGGATGATAATGGAAATAACCGAACACCTACAAGCAAAGAAATTGCATATTGCAGAAATAGAGTATTTAACTGTATTAGAATGCATAAGCCTAAAATAATTGTGTTATTGGGTAATAGTGCTGTGCAATCAGTATTTGGTGATAGGTGGAAAAAGAACTTGGGAACTATAACTAAGTGGAGAGGTTGGACTATCCCAGATAGAGAACTTAATGCTTGGATATGTCCAACCTTGCACCCAAGTTATATTATTAGGCAAGAAGATGCTCCAGAAGTTGAAACTGTATGGTTACAGGATTTAGAAAGAATAGCTGGTTTAATAACAACACCATTTCCAAAATTTGAAAATGAAAGTAAATATGTTAAAATTATTCCTAAGCTTGAAATAGTTAATATTTTGAATAAGTTAATGGGTTCAGATAATATATTTATTGATATTGAAACAACTGGACTTAAACCATATAACAAAGATCAGCATAAAATAGTATGCATATCAATTTGCAATAGTGAAAATAATGTCTATGTTTTACCTGCACCAGATACGGATGAGGAAATCAATGCACTTAAAGATTTATTGGAAAATCCCAATGTAGGTAAAATGGCCCACAATATGAAGTATGAGGATACATGGCTAAATGTCATCTATGGCATAAGTGTCAATCCTTGGATTTGGGATAGCATGATAGCTGCTCATATACTGGATAACAGAACTGAGATATCTAGCCTTAAGTTTCAAGTATATGTTAATTTTGGTGTTGTGGATTATGATAGTGCTATAGAAAAGTATTTACATAGTACAGATGATAAGAATGCTAACTCTACTAACAGAGTAATGGAATTAGTAGTCAATCCTATTAAAAGAAAAGAATTGTTTACCTATTGTGGATTGGATAGTTTGTTTGGTTATAGGCTTGCCATGAGGCAGATGAAGTTAATAGGATTTGGTGATGAACATGATTGAGCAAGCTACAACTAAAGATGCTTATCAGTTGTTTCATGAAGGTACATTAGCATTAGCTAGAGCAGAACGTCAAGGTATACGACTTGATGTGAATTATTGTGAAAAGCAAAAGAAATTATTAACAAATAAAATAAACAGAGCATATGAGAAATTTAAGGAGACTAAGCTATATCATATTTGGAATAAGGTCTATAAAGACAAGACTAACTTGGATAGTAATCATCAATTAGGTTATATACTATATCATATCATGAAAATAGAACCTCCTAAGCTTACGGTTAGTGGCAAAGGAGCTACAGATGAAAAAGCTTTGATGCAATTGGATTTACCAGAATTAAAGTGGATTAAGGAGATTCGTAAGTTTAAGAAGATTAGAGATACTTATTTAGACTCATTTTTACGTGAACAGAATAATGGTTATTTACATCCATTCTTTAATTTGCATACAGTAAAGACTTATAGGTCTTCTTGTCAATCTCCTAACATACAAAATATTCCTAGGCGGGATGCTGAAACTATGGCTATTTGCAGAAGGGCTTTATATGCTCGTCCAGGACATCAACTTGTAGAAATTGATTATCATGCATTGGAAGTCTCTATTTCAGCATGTATTAATAAAGACCCTAATTTAATTAGATATTTGACCAATCCAGAGTCAGACATGCATGGTGATATGGCTATACAGATATTTATGCTGTATGATTACATGAATTTAATAGATAAAGCTGGTGGTGTAAGCAAAGTTCCTGAGTTTAAGGTATTACGTGATGCTACTAAAAATGGATTTGTGTTTCCACAGTTTTATGGAGATTATTATGGTAACAATGCAGTTAGTATAGCTTGTGATTGGTGTAAACTTCCTAAGGGTAAATGGAGAAAGAACCAGGGTATTAAGATAGTGAATGATAGAACAATAGGTGAGCATTTTATAGAGCATGGTATAAAATCCTTAGATGATTTTATTGAGCATATGAAGAAAATAGAACATGATTTTTGGCACAATAAATTTGGTGTCTATGGTCAATGGAGAGAGGATTGGTATAGAGAATATCAGAGAAAAGGCTATTTTGATCTCTTGACAGGATTTAGATGTTCTGGTATAATGCGAAGAAATGAGGTAGTTAACTATCCTGTTCAAGGTGCTGCATTTCATTGTTTATTGAAAACTTTTATTGAAGTTGATAAAATTATGCGAAAGGAGAATTGGGATAGTAGGTTAGTAGGGCAAATTCATGATTCTATCTTGCTTGATGTACATCCAGACGAATTGGAACATGTAATTAAAACGGTTAGAAGGGTGGCTACAGTAAAATTACCAAGAATATGGAAGTGGATTATTGTGCCATTATCAGTTGAAGCAGATGTTACACCAGTAGACGGTAGTTGGGCTGATAAAAAAGAATATGATGGAGGGATTTAAGAATGCCTTTATATCAGAAGTATCGACCGAAGGATTTTGATGAGTTTATAGGTAATGAGGAAGTAGTTGAAGCATTAAAAGGGTTACTTTCAAAAGAAGAAAAGCCACATGTCTTTCTATTTCATGGTGAGACTGGTTGTGGCAAAACTACACTAGCTCGAATTGTTGCTAATAAATTAGGTTGCTCTAATGAAGATGTACATGAGCTTAACATGGCTGATTTTAGAGGAATAGATACAGTTCGTGAAATAATTAGACAAATGCAATATTTACCTCTAAAAGGAAATTGTCAAGTTTGGATACTAGATGAAACTCAGAAACTTACAAATGATGCACAAAATTCATTACTTAAAGCATTAGAGGATACTCCTGAACATGTGTATTTTATCTTGTGCACCACGGAACCAGATAAACTTCTACCAACTATAAGAGGTCGTTGTAGTCAATTTCAAGTTAGACCATTGGATGAAGATGATATGATGAAGTTACTTAGGGCTGTGGTAAAGGCTGAAAATGAGAGCTTGCCTAGAGTAGTGTTTGAGCAGATTATTCAAGATAGTTTGGGTCATCCACGTAATGCATTGCAAATATTGGAACAAGTATTATCCGTACCACAGGAGAAGCGGTTGGAAGTAGCTAAACGAACAGCAGAACAACAATCACAAGTTATAGAATTATGTCGTGCTTTAATTAACAATTATGGTTGGAAAAAGGTAGCTAATATACTAGCTGGGCTTAAGGATCAAGATGTAGAGGCTACTAGAAGAATGGTGTTGGGGTATTGTCAAGCAATTCTATTGAAGGGGGAGAATGATCAAGCTGGGATAGTTATGGAGCAATTTATTGATCCATTTTGGGGCAGTTTTCCTAAGTTGGTATTTGCATGTTATACCATAATAAGGACTTGACAAATATTTAATGGTGTGTTATAATTACTTGTGTGGTGGGGAAATAATATCTTTTAGGAGGTTTAAAAATGGCTACTTTAAGGGAGGAATTAAAAAATAAAGGATTTGATTTTGAGAATGGTAGGATAATATATCAACCTCTCAAAGAAGATGAAGATTTAGGGCCTGTTTCTTATCCTGGTTGGGCTGATGAAGATGAAGTGGAAGCGTCTATAGAAATTGACTTAAATCATCCTATTTTAGATGTTGAATTTAATACTGCTTTTGGAGGGCCACACATGCCCAGGTTTGTGGCTGAAGATAAAGACAAGATTTATTTTCCAAGTCAATATGATGGCAGCACTTGGATATGTTGGGTCTACAAAGACATTAGTAAATATGTTGGTAATAAGGAACTTCTACCATACCCTGGGTGTTAACGGAGGTGAAAGAAGTGGATTTGAATTATGAGCAAGATATTAACATTGATGAAACTGCATTAGACTTGGAGTGGAAAATGCAACCAATGTTAATGATGAGATATTGTGCTCATATGGTTCATGCTAAAAAAGCATTGGATTTAGCATCGGAGAGGTTAGATGTACTTAAAGCTAAACTTGACAAGGAAATACGATCTAATCCAGAGAAATATGGGTTGTCTAAAATTACCGAAACTGCACTTGCGAATACTATCTTACTTCAACCAGAGTATGAGGAGGCAAATAAGGAGTATATTGAAGCTAAGTATGAGTATGAGATGGCACAAGCTGCAGTTAGGGCAATGGATCAAAAGAAATCAGCATTGGAGAATTTAGTTAAGTTGTTGGGTATGTCTTACTTTGCAGGGCCTACAACACCAAGAGATTTATCGGAGGAGTGGGAGAAGAAACAAGCAGAAAGGCAAAGAGAAATAAATAAAATGATTAAAATAGGAAAGGAGAACTAGATGCAATTATTATTGTGGGTTTTGTTAATTAGTGGTATAATTTTGGTGTTTCCATATTACCTTTATCTACTTAGTTTAATGTATCACATGGGTAGGGTAAAGGCAATTGGAGAAGTTTTAAAGAAAGAAATTAAGGAGGGTTATTTAAATGAAAAAAAAGAAAATTAGTTTTGCAGATAAGGTAAGAGCTAATATTGAAAAACAAAAGAGTCAGAAAAGTCAATATGGTTATTTGAAATTACTAAAGGGTGTTAATGTATTTAAGGAGGAACCTGGTAGCAGAGTTAAACTTGATATTTTACCATATGTGGTTACTGATCCCAATCATCCAGATAGAGATGATGAATTAGGCATTGCTGTTCCTGGAGCTTTGTGGTATAAGAGACCATTTAAGCTTCATAGGAATATTGGATATAATAATATGCCTTTAGTGTGTCCTACAAGTATTGGTAAGCGTTGTCCAATATGTGAGTATAAACAAAGGTTATTGAAAGAAGGTAAAGATTGGAGAGATGATTCTGTTAAGGCATTAAAGACATATTTACGTAATTTATATATAGTTGTTCCTTTAGACAATAAGAACTATGAGGAAAGGCCTTATGTTTGGGACATTAGTGATCACTTGTTTCAGAATAAACTTAGTATAGAGCTTGAGGAAAATCCAGAATATGCTAATTTTCCAGATTTAGAGGATGGGTATACTCTTAGAATTAGATTTACTGAAGAGCAGTTTGGTAAGAATAAGTTTGCAGATACCAGTAGAATTGATTTTGAGAAGAGAGAAAAGAAGTATGATGAGAGCATTCTTGACAAAGTGCCTAATTTAGATGAAGTATTGGTTGTGCTTCCATATGAACAAATTGAGGCTAAATTCTTTGATAGTGAAGATGATGCTGTTACTGATGTGGATAAGGCAATCGATGAAGTAGTTGATGAAATTGATGAAGATGAGGACGATGAAGATGTTGAACCTCGTAAGGCTAAGATTATTGTGTCTAAGCCTAAACTTGCAGTAGCTGATGGAAAGTGTCCATATGGGCATGAGTTTGGTAGGGATGAAGGATCATATCTAGAATGTGCTGATTGTATAGAATGGAATGCTTGTGCTGATGCTAAGGATGAGTTAGGTGGGTAGGCGTAAATTGAGTGAACAAATAGAAGAACATAGCATGCAGGAATTAGAAGAGCTTAAGCCATTTGCTGGCAATGAGGAGGTGATGATCTCTACAGGTTCCACTTTACTTGATTTAGCTATTAGTGGTGGCAGGGTTAGAGGGGGTGGTATCCCAAGCGGAATTCTTGTAGAGATATTTGGGCCAAGCGGGACGGGTAAAACCGTCCTGCTTTGCGAAATAGCAGGAAATGTAGTTAGGCAAGGTGGGCAGATTATGTTTCGTGATCCAGAGGCTCGTCTGAATAAACAATTTGCTAAGTTATTTGGCTTAAATATTGAAGAGACTGACTATGATATTTCTGCTACTGTGGCTGAAGTATTTGAACCAGTCAGAAAATGGAATCCAGAACCTAAGGACAAGGTGCATGGTATATTTGTAGATAGCTTGGCTGCTCTAACTACCGAATGGGAAGCTGATGGTAAAGACCAATACGGCATGCGTAGGGCTAAAGAATTTAGTGAACAACTAAGGTTAACATGTCGAACATTGAGAGAGAAAAACTTTCTTATGGTATGTTCCAATCAAGTTAGGCAGAATTTAGATGCTGGCCCTTATGGACAGCGGTATAAGGCTCCAGGTGGTGAGGCAGTTGGTTTCTATTCCAGTCTTAGACTCCGTTGTGTTGGTTCTAAGAAGATTACCGAGGAGAAAACTATTAAGGGCAAGAAAGTCAAGAAAGTTGTTGGAGTTGAGACTGAAATAGAAGTATTTAAGTCATCAGTATGGAAACCATACAATAGAGCTACAATATCAATTATTTATGATTATGGTATAGATGACATTAAGGAAAACTTACAGTTTTTGAAGTCTACATTAGGTACTTCCGTATATGAATTGAATGGTAGAAAGTTAAGCAATTCACTTAAGGAAGCTATTAAGATTGTAGAGGCTGATAATTTAGAAGATGAGTTAAAGAATGCAGTAATTGATTTAT